CTCCATTGTTAAAGTTTACGAATAAACTTGGTTGTAAACCATTCTGTATATTTGATATATGGTAGTTAGATACCTCTGATTCTAATTCAGCATATTGTAAACAAGCCTGATAATCAACAGTAGCATAGTAATAGAAACCACTTCTGTAAGGTTTGAATATGTAAAGTTCGTTTACTTGTGATTTAGTACCATTGCTAAAAGTAGGTATTCTCTTAGGCTTATCTGAGTTCTTACAGTCTTTCCAAGATGGATGATAGTAATATGCCTTAACCTTACCATTAGTTGCTTTCTCTGCTCTCAACGTCTCCATAGGAAAGTGAGATACCTTTAATATCTTTGTCTTAGCTTTGTTGTAGGTAAGTTGCATAGCACCTTGACCTAATAGCTTGTAATCATTAACAAGTCTCTTAACCTCTCTTGGTCTAAGAAGTTTCTTCATTCTAACATAGTCTTCTGGAAATAACTCAGAGTTTGTGGACTCTAAACCTCTTCCATAAATCATATCTACAATACCATTTACACACCTACCATTAGTAGGAGAATCAAGATACCTTTCTATTAAAGTATCAAAGTAATCGTTATTGTTACCAAAGGCTACCCAATCCTTGTTGTGTACCTCTTTGATTTCAGGAATCTCATAAGAAGACATATTAACAATTCTAATACTGTCTTTGTATTCCTTTCTAACTACGTTATTCTTTTTTGAACTCATTATATTATGTATGTGTTATCATCTACCACGCTATAAGGCTTGTATATTGTTCCGTTGCCTATTTCGTGCTTATTAGTTAATCTTTCTGTTGCAGTTTGAGATGTAACATATATTTTATCTCTATACCACAATTCATCATTATTAGTTATTTCTAAATAATAAGTAGAATCTTCTTCAAGAATAGTTGATTGAAATGTAACTTCTGTAAAGTTAGCAATGTTCGCAAAAGTAGCGTTTGTAATACGCTCTTCTTTGCCATCCCCATCCCTCCTAATATTTAGCACAACATATAATGAAAAGTTATTACTTCTCGGTGCTATCGTGATTGTTTGATTTACTGATGTTGGTTCTAATATTAACATACTATGATAACTAAATAATTTATTTTTGTTTTATTTAATAAAAAAACCCCACCGAATGGTAGGGCTTAGTTTAAATTAATCAGGAACTGTTACGCTTATTAAACGACAGTAAAACCTACATTTTGAAGAGTATTTGCAACATCTGCTGCTGCCCACAAAAAGTTTGCAGGTTTTTTCTCCATACCTGTAAAACTTAGAGTATATCCACTCATATCAGCCATAGCTCCACCTGTTACGATAGTACCTCCTGTTACGTCAGCACCATACTCAGCCCCAGCTAAGAATACATTTCCGTTATTGTCCTCGATAAGAATGTTTGGTCTTCCGAAAGATAATAATTTAATAGTATTGTGGTCTTCTTTAGTTAATTTTTTAAGTGTCAACTCTAACACTTGCTCGAAAGCAGTAGTTCCATTCTCTCTACTTGATTGAATGTTTTCTGTATAGGTAGAGTTTCCTCTAACTTCGTATTTGTAAGCATTTGGAGAGCCTCCGACAGCACTAATAACATCTGTTTCAGCAGCATCATATGTTATACTGGTTATATCTCCAAAATTTACAAAATAAACAGCATTGATTCCTCCAACACTATCTTTACAAGGTTCTGTTCTACCTAAAGTAATATCACAAGCCATAATATTTATTTTTTATTTATTAGTTATAAAAAAAGGGATAGGTAGTAATTACCCACCCCTTTTTTGTATTTATTTATTTGAATCTTAGATTCCGTAAGTTACGATGTCTTCAACAACCCCGTACTGTACACCAGCAGTAAATCTCATAATGATTCTTACGTTTTGAGAACCATCTAAGTCAGCCATATCTAAAACTTTTACTTCTTGGTGGTCTGATAATAAACCAGTTCCAAATTGTAAGTTATCTTTAGTAGTTGCTACAGCAGTATTTGCTGCTAATCCGTTAGCCATAAAGATTTTTACACCATCAAAGTATAAGATGTTGATGTCTTGGTTGTTTCCTTGAGAACCTACACCAGCAGCACCTTGTCCTCCAGATTGGAATCCTCCTAATGCTCTCTTGTATGCTCTAAAGATGTTTTGAGAAACATAGATAAACAAATCGTCTCTACCATATAAAGCAGAAGGGATTTGGTCAACTACTTTTCCTAACTCGTCTATTACGTTAGCAGCAGTTACAGTAGTTCCTGCAATTTGTTGTGCAGCTGGTAAAGCAGCATCGGCAGCTAATAGAGTAGAGAATCCATCAAATGAACCTTCTCCATCTGCTCCTGCCCATATGTTCTGCTCATTCTTTTGTGCTACTTTAGAAGCAACATAAGAGATTAAGTAGTCTTGGAAAGAAGATGGTAAGTTGTCAAATGCAGAATATCCCATTTGGATTGCATCCCAATCAGAACGGAAATCTTTCTTACATAGTTCTAAGTTAACTTGTAGTTCCTTTGGTTCAAGGATTCTTTCAGTTAAAGTCAAAGTTGAAGTATCAGAAAAGTCGCAAGTACCATTTTTGGTAATTCCGTCTAATTCTAATCTTTTTACAACTTCTTTAAATTTTACATTTGGTCGGATAGTTAATCCACCATTTGCGATAGTGTTACCTGATAATAATGCAGCAGAAATATATTTCCCTGCTGATTCTCCAGCGTAAGTAGTAGTAATACTTGTAGTAGTAGCCATTGTTTACAATTTTTAATTAAATAACATTCTATTGACTCTTTGTTCAATAGTCATAGGTTGATTTAGGTTTGATAATAAATTCTTTTTAGTCTCTATCGAGTTCTCTGGAGAGTGTACAACTTCTTCTACATCCTCAGATAATTCAACTTCTTCTTGTTTTGATAACTCCTCTGGAATGTCCTTTACATCACCCATTGGCTTATCTTCGATTAACGCTTTAATCATAGAAAGTAGTTCTGCTTTTACTGCTGATAACTCTTCAGAAGTAGCGTAACTCATAGAAGGAGCCGCAACTTCCTCTTCGATTACAACCTCTTCTGCTGGTTCTTCAGCAAGTACAACTTCTTCTACTTCCTCTTTAACTTCTTCAGTTACTTCCTCTGTAGATAATTCTACTGACTCTTCAACTGCGATGTCTTCAGATTTCAATTCTTCCTTAGAAAGATTTAAAAGGTCTTTAACATTGTTAAGGATTTCTGTTGCTTTCATACTTATTGGTTTATATTAATATAACTATTTAAAATTTTACTGTCTTATTTTACTCTTCTGATTCCTTGTGAATAGAGCCTATACCTTGCTCCCAATAATCAGGTGCTTTACACTTGCTATTGTTTTTTTTCTTATCACACTTTATAGAATAAGTATTCTTACACTTGCAATATTTAGCTCTCATTGTCTATCTTTTTTAACTTGCTTATTGCCCAATTAACACCTGCTGAACCACCCCAACAATCCCACATTAAACCACCACACCCTTCTGAGTAAGGTACGTCTTTATGTTGCTGATGTCTTTTAAATGATGCCATTCTTGCAATAGTATCTCTACTTAAAGGTTCTCTATTAGCTAATTGACTTGCTCTTGTCCATCCTACACTTGTACCACAAGAACTTCCTTTCTCTTTCTTGTACTTTAATGCTCTTTTTGCATTATTTGTTGCACCTTGTGGATAATCAGTATAAGATTTTAACTCTACATCTTCGGTTAATAGTTTCTTTATCTCCTCTAAGACATTACTTGCCTCAACTTCCTCAACATCTTCTACGTTATCGCTAAACATACCTTCTATGCTTAATCCTAAGTATTTACCAGCTTTAACATCTTCCCATACCTCATCGTTATCTATCTTCATAGTAACTGCCCAAGCACCTTGTACTGCATTTAATCCGTATAGAGCAGTCTTGTCCTTATTAGGGTCTTCTACTATCCAAGATTCTATCACAGAAACACCACTTGTCATTTGGTCATCGTGTTCTAATGTTGCATTGTTTATTTTAAGACGTTTTAAGTATAGCTCAGAGGCTTTTCTTACAGTGTCTTTAGAGAATACTATATTGTATTCGTAATCGCCTCTACGTCTGTATATCAGCTTATCTGGAACTAACGCAAGTCCAACTATAATTCTTTTATCAGAATCTATTGTTTTGAACTCTACTTTATGTTTGCTTAATGCAATAAAGTTTTCTTCTATCGCAGGAGACTCAACCAAAGAGATAGCTTCAATACCATCCTCTTCTCTTGACTCATCTATAAACAATTCTATTGTATCTAATCCTTCCATATTTAACTTCTTTATATTATGTTAACTTAACTTGTTATATTTTGTTTTATTTTAAGTACCTGCTTGACCTACAATCATACCATCTAATTGTTGTTGGGTAGTAACGTCTCTTGATACTACATAAGCCTTTAATGGTTTACCAAACTGTGCTTGTATAGCGTTTATAAGTAAGTTTTCACCAGACCTCCCTACTATGTTAAACGAAGGCTCAGAGCGTTCAGATGCTGAATCACTACCACCATTTGTAGCGGTTTGTATAGGTGTCTTGGCTGCTGAAGTTTGAAATTTCTGTCTTGAAATTGTAGCTACCTGAGCTAAACCAAATGCAATGGTAGGTAACGCTTGTGATAGCCTTGCAAGAAAACCACCTTTAGCATCTTTCATAACACCTATAGCAGCAGCAGATGTGTCCATTAAAGCGTTTGCTATATTTGATGCCTTATTCATATCAAATTGTTTTTTAGCTATTTTCTCTTGCTTTACTCTTAGTTTTTCGTCATTTATAGCTATTTGATTTTGAATTTTAACCCTTTCATCTTTTGATAGATTTTCGTTATTTAATCTATTATTTAGCTCTACATTTAAAGCGTTTGTTTTATTTTGCTCTACTGTTAACTCTCGTTTGAATTGAGCGTTCATAAAATCAGTCATACTTCCTAAAACTTCTTGTGATTTTGAGACAAACCCTTCTGCTCCCAACAACTTGTCTGTTAAAGCCATTTCAATAGCAATTTGTCTATTGTACTCAGCTATTGCAGCCTTAGTCTCATCACTTAATTCAACATCTATTAATTTATTTAAGTCTATTGGGTTTTTACCCAATTCGACATTCATAGCTTTAGCTACTGCTTTTAATAGCTTTTTACCATTTTCAATTTGTTTCTTCTGACTTTCTGGTGTAAATAAAGTAAATGCTTTTGGTCTATCTTCGGAGTCTTCTGAATTTTTAGAGAAATATTCATCTAACTTAATTAATCTTTTTTGTGTTCTTATGTAACTATTTTCAAGAGTGTCCAATTCTTTTGCCTCATCCCTTAGTCGTGTTAATCCATTACTTGAAATTGTCCTACCCTTTTTGTCAACAATCTCTCTAAGAACACTCATTCTTGATACTTGCTTTTCTTCTAACTCTCTTAATTTAAGTAATTCAGAATAACCATCCACAAGTGCTTTAACTGAATCTTTATTTTTCTTGTCGTCCTCAGATAACTTATCGTATGCGTTCTTAAACTCACTAAAATTCCTTGTCAAAACCTTAACTGTTTCATCCAATGATAAAAAGTTGTTATTAAAAGCGTTTATAGCTTCATTATCTTTTGATGTAAATAAAACCTTTTTCAATGACGAATAAAGATTTAATAATTTATTTAAAGGAGTTATTTGTTTTTTAAGGCTTTCTGTGTTTTTGTCAGTTGCTTTTTCTGATTTTTTTTGACTACCTGCAAAAAAGTCAAGAGCAGATACAACAGCAGTAATTGCTAAAACAATACCAAGAGGTCCCATAAGAGCAGACCACATATCCTTTAACGCAAGTTTTAAACTACCTGTTGATTTTACTGCAAAACCCATTTGAGAAACTAATTGAGTAATGTTATTCGCCATACCACGAATACCATAAGGAGCATCTGAAATAACTCTACCAAGTTCCATTACAGAAGATGTAGCTGCTCCTGATGCAGTTCTTAGATTTTGATTAGATTTTGTTGCAGTATCTAATCCTTTTTTAAAATTATTAAATTTAGTTGAATTAACTGTCTTAGCGAAGTTACCAAACTCTTTTCTAAGTTCTTTTACAGGTACTTTTGTTGCTACAATTTGACCTTTAAGATTTCTTACTGTAGCTATTCCTAATTCTGCATCTACAGTAATTTTATAATTAATATTTTCAGTACTATTTGCCATTTGTTAGTTTTTTTCTTTTTATATTTGTTCTTAACTCTCTGAAATTAGAAGGCATTTCATATAGTCCTTTAGCTATATTGACATCCTTATCTTCAATTAACCA